AAGAAGTTGCCTAACCACTCGACAAGACACATGCGAAACACCATAGCACTAGGCCCGGGATGGTCACATCTGCCTGCAAGCAGTCGCACTTGCCAACACTGTAGCACAATCGGCACACTGTGAGATCCTTCATTTGTTGATCACACAAGGTAGCCTTGGCTTGATGTTGCTCATGTTGCACTGTCGCTTTCGCGAACTCACGCAAGAACTCCTCCATACTCGTGAAAACTTTGATGGTCTTCAATTTTGCGTCGGTTTTGTTCCTGTGCATGAGTGGCTCGACTTCTTGGAGAGTGATCTCCCAGTAATCGGGGAACTTTTCATCAATGGGGGGAAGCTTCTTCGGGTCAATGAACAACTTGTTCTCGGCCGCAAACTCCTCCTTAGGACGAATGTGCACAACAAACGGCAATCTTCTTCGCACCGCCAGTGGGCATGAGAAAAACTCAGCAGCATTCAAGTGTGGCACATTGGATGTAGCCAACACAAGTTTTGCCATCACCGGCGTTTTGCCCTTGTCCTCAACCGCCGCCTGCGGAGGGATATAGGGCACATTGTTGATGACGTTGATGATGTCACGCACAGTTGGATCCACTTCAGGACACTTGGTTGGATCCAGCAGGGCAATATCATCCATACGAATGCACCACATGCTTGGATCGAAGTTGCTCCAATATTCATCCATCGGACTTCTCGCAAACATGTAGTGGTCATCAACATCCAAACCGTGCAACTTGCCATAGTAATAAAACATGGCCTTGGTGAACGTGGACTTGGCAACACTGGATCCTCCGTAAAGAAGAACTCCAAATGGTGCTTTACGTTCTTTCTGAGCAGCACGCTTGGTCAGATCCAAATTCTTCAGGAGTTTGAGATTGCACAACTTCTTGTTCATCGCGCTCATCTCAGGCAAGTTCGATTTCTTCATGAACCGCACATACGCCTCTCCTTTCTCGATAGAAGCATTCAGATCGGATGTGAAGGCAAAGTAGGTGGTACCCAATGCCTCCAGGTTGGAAGTGAAATTTCCAAGGCCCAAAAGCCGGTCCGCTTCGCGAAACCAAGCTGAATAGGCTGCCTCCGTGTGGACAAGACTCATCCAGTCACCCGTCACGCGATACGCACTGATACGTTCGCAGATAGTGATGGCAGTGTCGACAACTAGAGTGAGCAAACCAGTCTGGCTGCTGTACTCAACGCGTGTCTTCTTATCCAGGAGCAAAAATTCCTCATCCGAAAGCTCACGGCCAACTTGCTTCAGAAAACCTTGAACCAGCAAATAGGTGTAGAGCTTGCGCAAGCGTGCTACAAGAGGATTGGAAAGTGCGCTCGTACTCAAATCAAAAAACTTCCGAGCTGCTTGCACTCCATCATCAAAAGCACCTTGCAGATTGTTGGTGGCGCCAAACAATCGCATGAAGGATGCAGTCACACCGCGTCCCATGACGAGTTTGTAAGCAAGCGAAACGCACACGGCGTAATCCGCTGCTGATGAACACTTCCGGAACCAGTAAGCAATCTGGAAGAAATTCTCCAGATGCTCAGCAACCTTCTC